CCGCATCGACCTCGACTCGACGCTTACACCAGCGCGCCGTGGCGAGCTGCGCGCGTTTGCGGGCACGCCGAAAGGGGCCACCGTCGAGTGGGTGCGGGGTCGCGGCCTGACTTTTCAACGCGGCTGGCGTCGGTACCTCGACAGCGCGCGCCTCATCGAGACCGCTACAGGCACGGTCACGGACGACGCGCCCGGCTTCGATCTGCTGTGGACTGACGGCGTGGAAAACGGTTAGCCGATGGACGTACCCGCCACCCAGCCCATCCCCCTGCCGGCGGGGCTCGTCGCCGCGGTCGCGCGGTACCTCGCGACGCGCCCATATTCGGAGGTCGCTGGCCTGATCGCACAGCTAGACGCCGCCGTGTCTGCCGCCCTGACACCACCGAAGGACCAATAACACCAATGACAACAGTCCGCACCTACCTCGACTCTCTCGATCCGCGCCTCTGGCCGCTCGCTCTCGCACTCGCGGCGGGCGCGCTCGTGTGGGCATGGCGCCGGTGGCATCTCGCGTCCTTCGACCGCTTGCCGCGGGCGGTGCAGGCGCTACCGGCTGTGCTCGTCGCGGCGGCGCTCGGCGGGGCGTCGGGGTCGTCGCTCGTCCAGATGGTGATCGAGGCGGCGGCGGGCGGCGCGTCCGGCCTGCTCGCGATCGGCGGCCACCATGCAGGCAAGGCGATGCGCCGTGAAGACTGACGTCGCCGCCGTGTGCATGATGCTCGCCCTCGTCGCGATGACGGTGCTCCTCGCGCTCCATTGGTGGACGACGTGACCGAACCGATCCCGGCGGGGCCCGGCCAGCCACGCGAGGACTGGATCGTGCGCGCCGTACGCGAGGGGCGCTCCGATTGGGCGTGGGATACCGTCGAGAGTCGGCACGGCGGGCGCGTCTGTGCGTTCGGCGTGATGCGCGACGCCCTGCGCATCGACGGCGTGCGCGTGAGCGTTACGGCGACGACGGCGCAGCGGATCGCCGACCTCCTCGGCGCGATGCTCCCGACGCCGAAGATGGCCACGCTCACCTGGCTCACGGCGACGAAGCTCGACCCGCAGCCTCGCCCGATCAGCGCGAGCACCGAGGCCATGATCGCGCACTCGCACGCCGTGGACGCTGCCATCGCGGGCCGCGCCGGACTCGTGGCCGACGTCGGGAAATGGTGGGTGCTCACCGACCGGCTCACCGAGAGCGTGGCTGCGAACTTCGGCTGGCACGTCCGCACGGATCCGTGGCGCGGCATCCACACCGAGCGAGCCGTGAGCGGGGACGCCTACGTGATCCAGGGCGTCGGGCATCGGCACGACCCCCGGCACGTCGATTACTCGCAGGTCTGCCGGCTCGTCGATGCACGCTGCACGCTCGACGGCCGGGACGTCTCGGTGCGCTCGGTCCTGGAGTCGCCGGATTGGCCGCTGCTCGACTACGGCGGCCCCCTCGGTGTGTTTCGGCAGCCGGGCGTGCCGCTGCCGGAGCAATCGATCCTCGTGCTCCCGCCGACGGTCGTCGAGGCGAGCCGCCGCGACGAGCCCGACACCGACCCCGCGCCGGCCGCGGTCCCATTCCTCCAGGCGCGCAATTACACGCCGGGGCCGCGTACCGAGGTCAAGTGGCTCGTGATCCACACCGCCGAGACGGGCGAGGTCAAGCACGCCGCTCGCAATCTCATGCAGTGGTGCGCCGGCCCGAGCGCACCGCGGGCGAGCTGGCACTACGCGATCGACGCGGAGCAGACGACGCAGAGCGTGCGGGAGGTGGATATCGCTTGGCACGCGCCCGGCGCGAACCGCTACGGCATCGGGATCGAGCATGCCGGGCGAGCGGCGCAGACCGCCGCAGAGTGGGCCGACGAGTACTCCGGGGCCGTGCTCGCACGGTCGGCGCGTCTCGTCGCCGACCTTTGCGCGCGGTGGAGGATTCCGTTCGAGCGCATCGGCCCCACGGAGCTGCGCGCGGGGACGCCGGGGATCTGCGGTCACGTCGACGTGAGCCGCGCCTGGCGCAAATCGACCCACACCGACCCGGGCACGCACTTCCCGTGGGGCCGCTATCTCGATCTGATACGGAGCGCGTCGTGACCATGCCCGACGAGGAGGAGGAGGAGGAGCTGCGCCGCCTGATCGCGGCCGCGATCCCGACCACCGAGGACGCAGTAGCCCAGAGCGAGCGTGACCTCGCGGACTTCGTCGACGAGCTGCCGGAGCGGCTCCGGCGCTGGCGGGCCGGATGCCAGTAGCGGACGTGCTCCAGTACGGGGCGCTCGGGCTGCTCCTGCTCGTGCTGCTCGGGCTCTATCGGCTCGGAGCGGGAGCGGTGCGGACGCTCGCGATGTTCTTTGCCGGCGTCCGCGCGGACATCAAGAGTGAGATGGTCGACCTGGTCGGTGAGATCCGGCGCATGGGCGACAAGCTAGAGAAGCAGGCAGTCTACCAGGAGCGCCGGCACGGCGAGCTCGTGGCGCACGTCACGCGGACGGCGGCGGATCTGCGCGCCGCTCACGCACGGCAGCTCGAGAGCGCGAGCGCGCAATCCGTGCGGCGCGTGCTCGCGCGGGAGACCGGCCCGATCTCCGTGCCGCCGCACCCGCACCCGAAGGCGGAGCCGGGCGAGTGATCTCCGCCGCTGCGGTCGCCGCCGGCATGGCGGCGCTCTGGATGCCCGAGGTGCCGACGGACGGCGAGACGGCGGCCGCGCGCGTGGAGCGGCTCGGGGTGCTCGCGGAGAGTATCCGCGGTGCGGCGTGCGAGGTCACCGCCTCGGGCGAGTGGCCAGGCACGGAGGCCGCGATGGCCGCGTCGCTCGTGGCGGTCGGGTGGCACGAGAGCGGGTGGGCGTGGCGCGTCCACGCCGGCCGGTGCCTGCCGTGGGAGTGCGACGCGGTCCGGCGTGGGGGCGTGGTGTGGCACCGGGCGGCGTCACCGTGGCAGCTGCACACGACGGGCGACCTCCCGCCCGAGGAGTGGCGTGCGATCGTCGGCACCGGGCTCGGGCCGACATCGCGGGCAGCGCACGCGGCGGCCTCGGCACTCGCTCGCAGTCGCCGGCACTGCGGCCAGGGGCCCCGGTGGGCGCACGGGATGGTCAGCGGGTACGCGACCGGGAGTGTCTGCCGGTGGCGCGGGGCGGCGTCGCGAGTGCGGACGATCTGGCGGGTCGAGACGGCGATAGCGAGGGCGGCTCGCTAGTAGCGATAGGACGGAGCCGTCATGCGCTCCAGAGCGACGTCTGGCGCGGGTGCGCGTTCGGGTCGCGGCCCGTCCAATCCGGAAACGAGATCCGCTTGACAGCGAGCTCGACGCTCCGCTCGTCGAGGTCGATTCCCACGAAGTCGCGGCCGTTCGCGACGGCCACCATGCCGACGGTGCCAGAGCCGCAGAACGGGTCGAGTACGCAGTCGCCCTTGCGGCTGCCCGCCAGAATGCATAGAAGCGCGAGCATCGGCGGCATCACGGCCGTGTGTGCGCCGTGGAACGGCACCGTCGGGACTTCCCAGACCGATCGACGGTTCTTCCTCGAGCGTGCCCTGATCTTCGAGAGGCCGCGCTTCGTGCGCATGTGCTCGTCCTCCGAGGATGTGTACTTGCCCCGGCCGGTCGCCGAGGATGTGTACTTGCCCCGGCCGGTCGCAGGCTCGGCGATCGCGTCGGCGTCGTAGTAGTACCGTCGCGACTTCGAGAGCAGAAACACGTACTCGTGCGCGCGCGTCGGGCGGTCCGCGACCGGGTCGGGTAAGGGGTTCGGCTTCGCCCAGATCAGGTCGGCGCGAAGCCACCAACCCGCTTCACGGAGCCCGAAGGCGACGCGCCACGGGATCCCGACGAGATCCTTCGGCTTCTCGTCGAACCGACGCTTCGGGTTCGTGCGTGCGCCGTTCGTCCACTTCTGACCGCCGCGCGTCCCGTGGAGGAGCAATCCGCTGTGGTCCGGTCGCGCGTTGCCCGCGGGCGCGCCCGCGTAGCAGTCGCCGAGGACGAGCCAGAGGGTGCCGTCCTGCCTGAGCACGCGTCGCACCCGCTCGAAGACGTCGACGAGTGAGGCGACGTACTCCTTCGCCGTCTCCTCCTGACCGATCTCGTGCTCGTCGTCCGTGTAGCGCCTCAGCCCGAAGTACGGGGGGCTCGTCACGCAGCACTGCACCGATCGGTCGGGCATCCCGTCGAGCTCGTCACAGGCGTCTCCCGTCGCGACGTACCACTCGCCGCGCTTCATGGGCGCTCGGGGCGGCTGTCACGGACTGGCGTCTCGCGCGGCGGCGACGTTTTGCGAAGTCGGGATGCAGCACGTAGGGTGACGGGCTCGGGTCCGCCACGAGCGATCCATTCGAGCCACTCGACGTAGGTACCTCCCGCGTCGTACGCGATGTGCGCGCTGACTCCACGTCGCGCGCTCACGACGCCACCTCGGCGGCCACGTCACGCTCGATCTCGTCGAGGATCGCGTGGGTGAGTCGGTCCGCCTCCGCCGCCGCCGCCGCCCTCGCCTCCGCCCACGCCGCCGCCCCCGCCTCCGACGCCGCCCACGCCGCCGCCCTCGTCCACGTCGCCGCCCACGCCGCCTCCCTCGCCGCCGTCGTCGCCCACGCCGCCGCCACCCTCGCCGCCGCCGCCGCCGCCCACGCCGCCCACGCCGCCTCCGCCGCCGCCTCCGCCGCCGGCTCCGCCGCCCTCGCCTCCGTCTCCGCCTCCGCCTCCCTCGCCGCCGCCTTCGCCGCCAGCTCCCTCGCATCCGCCTCCGCCGCCGCCTCCCTCGCCTCCGCCTCCGCCGCCGGCTCACCGCGCCCACGGCGCTCGCAGAGCGCCGCCACGCGCTCGCACACGGCGAGCACCGCGGCGTCGTCAGTGTGCCGCATCGCCTCCCGCACGCAGAGTGCCCGCACCCGCCAGTCGCACGCGGGCGAGACGCCACCGAATCGTGGCGCGAGGCGCACGACGCGCTCGACCACCGTCGGCCAGTGCTCGACCGAGCCCGCGTCGTCCATCCACGGCAGCAGGTGCGCGAGCCACTGGGGGCACGTGCTCGTCGGGCACGAGCCGTCACCGGGGCGGGCGTGCGGGTCGCCCAGGAGTGCCGTGTAGAGGCAGAGGAGCTGGCGGCCGTCTTCGATCCGCGACCACTCGCGGCGGATCAGCCGGCCCTCGCGCACGACGTCGGCGAGGGGGGTCACGACGCCACCTCCTCGAGCAGCCAGCCCAGCCGCTCGCGGTCCGCGTCGGTGATCCGCGGGTCGTCGGCGGCGAGCGCCGTCCACTCCCGCGCGACCCCGAGCCCGCCGGGCCACGACTGATCGTCGTCGTAGAGCGAGTACCCTGGCGCGGTGTCGTCTGGGAGCTGCACGAGGATCGTGCCGCGGTCCGTGAGGACGTAGCCGCGGTGGGCGAGCGCCGCGCTCACGACGCCACCGTCCAGGTCTGCTCGCCCACGGTCACGTGGCGCACGTCCCAATCGTTCGACTTCTTACGTGAGTATCCGTCGTGGCCGCCGACCGACCAGCGGCCGGGGCCGACCCGATACCCGCCGTCCACGCGCTCGCCCCACGTAGCACTGTCGCCGCGCCCGCAGCGAGCCCACCCGCTACCGCGCGAGAGGGCCTCGAAGCGGTGAGGGGGCAGCACGATCGTCTCGCCCCGCCACACGAGCAGGGCGCGCGCGAGCACGTCGAGCACCTCGGGGGGCGCCCCGAGCTCGACCGCGCGCGTGAGGGTCTTGAGCCGCGCGGGCGAGAGAGCACTCACCCACGCGAACGGGGTCTGGGTCTGGGTCTGGGTCAGGGTCTGGGTCTGGGTCTGGGTCTGGGTCTGGGTCTCGGTCATCTGAGCCTCCATGCCCCCCACCTAGCACGTGGCGTGCCATTATGTTCCGCGGCGCCCGGCGAAAGCGGGCTATTAGCGGGCTCCGGAGGGAGGGGGTGGGGGGGTGGGTGGGGGTAGATCGTCCCAGGGCCCCTATTGCGCGCCCGCGAAAAGCCCGGACAATCCGCGCACTTGCCGGCCGCCGCCGCACCCAGGCGGCCAGCACCCCGCAAAACATAACGAAGCCCGCAAAAAGTTCCGCCGGAACATAACCGCGCGGAACTTAACCAGAAAGACCCCATTTCCTCGGCATTCGCACGGAGCACTATGACTCGGAGATCATGCCCCGGGGGCGCGCAGAGGGCGGGGGACGGGCTCGGTCTCGAGCCCCACCGCGAGCCGGATCCGGCGCAGGTGCTGGCGGGTGATCCCGTGCGCTCGGGCGACCGCCGCCCAGTCCCCTCGCTCTCTCCGCTCGCGCTCCAGGCCGTCTGCGCCCCCGGCGAGGAGGGCGCGGACTGTCGGCGAGACCGTGCGGGCCACGCGGCCGGACCCTGCACGCGCCGGGCCGGACCGGCCCGGCGCGTAACATAATGGCACGCCGCGTGCAGAGACGCAGGGTCGTGCGGCTACACTGGTCCACGCTCTCTGTGGTCGCGACGTCTCCCGCGCTCGCCCGATGGCGGGCCGAGCACCCGCGTCCGGACACGTCAGCGCTCGCGATCGGGAGAGCGATCCACTGCGCGGTCCTCGAGCCCGCGCGCTGGCGGAGGGCGTACGCAGTCCAGCCGCCGCCGCCCGAGTGCCGGACGCGAGACGGCCGGATCGCCGACGTGCCCCTCGCGACCAGCGAGGGCAAGCGCTGGCTCGCGGAGTGGAGAGCCAGCCTCGCGCTCGGATGCGAGGTGCTCTCCGCTGACGACCACGCGCTCGCAGAGACGTGCGCTCGCTCCGTGCGTGCGCATCGACACGCCGCCGCCCTGCTCGCCGAGGGGCACGCGGAGGTCTCGCTCTCGTGGGAGACCGACGGGGTCCCGTGCGGCGGCCGGCTCGACTGGATCGGGCGCTGCGTCGTGGATCTGAAGACCACGCGCCGCGAGTCGCTCCGCGAGATCGCTGCTGACTGCGCGCGGTACCTCTACCACGGACAGCTCGCGTGGTATCATGACGGCGCGGTCGCGGCGGGTGCCGTGGCCGCGGACTCGACGCCGCACCTGATCGCGGTGCAGACATGCGAGCCGTACGACGTCGCGGTGCTGCGCGTCCCGCCGGCCGTGCTGGAGATCGGGCGCTCGCTGTACCGCGCACTGCTCGCTCGGTATCGCGAGTGCCAGGCCGCCGGGTGGTGGCCGGGCATCGCACCCGAGGTAGTGGATCTGGACCTGCCGCACTGGGCGGCGGGCGGTGATGGCGGCGACGCTGCCGAGGAGTGGTGGTGACATGGAGACGAAGCTCATCGAAATCCGAGACCGCGGGACGAAGATCGTCGCGCTCGCGACGCGCATGGTCCCGGCGACCCCGCGCGAGTCGGCGCTGCTCTCGTGGTGCGGCTACGGGCCCGCGACCCCGCTCGTGGTCCTCGCCTACGCCGACCCGGACAACGGGGGCCGCACCGAGTGCCATCACGACCCGGTCGAGTGGCGGCTACACCGCGGCCGCACGATGCAGCGCGCGCACCTCCACCTCCAGGACCACTGGGACGACGTCGAGGACGGCGGCGTGGTAGACGTCGAGTACGTGGCGGGCGAGGTCGACGCACCAAAGGTGGCATCGTGAGGCCGCTCACCCCTGGCGCGTACGTCGACCGGCTGCGCGCGATCCGCGCGCGACAGGACGAGGACATTGCAGCCGCGCAGGCGGAGGCCGCTGCGCACGTCGTCGCGCGGAACAGGGCACGCGGCGCTCGGCTCCTCGAGCGCGTGCCCGAGGCGGACCGGGAGGCGGCGATCCGGATGGTCTCCGCGGTGCTCGGGGACGTGCTGTGACCGTCGGCGTCGCTGGCGGCGGAGACGACGATGCGTGGCGCCGGCACGTCGTCGAGTGGCAGGGGCGCCGATGGGTCGCCGCGCTCCCGACGGGCGTCACTGCCGCGATGGTCCTCGTCGGGGCCGCGCATTCGACCACGGCGGTCGACTGTCCCACTCCAAAGCAGATCCCGACGCGCCGCATCGGCACGGTGGATTTCCTCGCGCTCCGAGACTGGGCGGCACACGGGACCGTGCGCGAGATCGCGGGCCGCATCATCGATCGCGCGCTGCTCCGTGAGTCGCTGCTACTCGTCCCGCCGTGTCAGCGCGTGACCCTGCGCGCGGACGAGGACCCCGAGGGCATGCTCCGGCTCGACGGCGATCCGTGGGTCGTACTCGTCATGCCGATGCGCATCACGGCTACCGACTATCACACGCTCGACGGCGACCTAGAGTACCGCGACGAGGTCGACCCGTGAGCGACGACCACGCGATCACGACCACGGCACCCGCGCCAGTGGTACGCGTGCATCCGGTCGTACAGGCCGCGATCGCCGCCGGAGCGAGCCCGGCGGAGCTGCGCGAGATGCTCGCGATCCAGCGCGAGTGGGAGGCGGGCGAGGCGCTCCGGGCGTACACCCGCGCCCGCGTCGCCTTACGCCGCGATCTCCCGGCCGTGCTCGCGAAAGACACGCTAGTGGACTACACAGGCGCCAAGGGCCGGGTCCGCTACACGCACACGTCGCTCGCTGCCGCGATGGACGCCGTCACTCCCGCGCTGACGCGCCACGGATTCGCTCTCGCGTGGGTGCCCGGGCGCACGGAGCGCGGCGAGGTCGAGGTCACGTGCCGGCTGACGCACACGGACGGGCACTCCGAGACGTGCACGCTCTCCGCCCCGGTGGACACGAGCGGCCACAAGTCGACCGCGCAGGGAGTCGCGAGCACGACCACGCTACTCTCGCGCTACACGGCGCTCGCTCTGCTCGGGATCGCGACGGCGGACATGGTCGAGCCGACTGGTGAGCCGAGCGCCGGGGACGTGGACCCGCGCCGCAATCTCCGCGCGGCCGCGCGGGTGGTCGAGCGGGGCAAGACCCGCGAAGCGGCGGAGGCGCACGTCGGGCGCCCAGTCGCGGAGTGGACGACGGCGGACCTCGAGCGGCTGCGAGAATGGCTCGGACCCGCGCTCGATGGACGTGCGTCTGAGTGCGGGAGCTGATGCGATGACCTCGAAGCGCCCGATCGTGGCCGTCCCTCTCTGGTACGCGACCACCGCTCCCGTGCCTCGGTCGCAGCGAGTCGCGCACGTCTGCTGGCACGACGCTGGCGCCGTGTGTGGCGCGGACCTGCACGGTGAGGCCGTCGCCGTGGTCGCCCGCCGCTTCCGCCGGTGTCCGTCGCATCCGAGCCGTTCGCCGGCGCACACTTCGCCGTTCGCGGGTAGCGGCACCGTCGGCATGGTCGCGGTGATGCACGGCCGCCGCTTCGTCGGCTGCGAGCTAAATCCGGAGTACGCGGCGCTCGCCGAGAAGCGCATCGCTCACCCGGACTGGGACGGGCGCGAGGTCGATGCGGACGAGAGGCAGGCGACGCTATGGCCGTGAGGCACTACGCCGACGACACCGCGGAACTTTGGGCGGCCGACGCCACGGACGCGGAGGCAGCGGCTCGGGTGCTCGGCGGCCGTCGAGCAGCGGCGCTCGTCGTGGACGCGCCGTACTCGGACCGCACGCACGCGGGGCACGGCGCCGGTACAGCGGCGGCGACCCGCGCCTACGCCGCGCGCGTGGCGAGCGGCGTAGGCGCGCCCCACCGTGACCTGGCCTATCCGTCGTGGTCCTCGGTCGAGGTCGAGGCGTGCTGCGCCGCGTGGCTGCCTCACGCCGCCGGATGGTGCGTGTCACTTACCGATCACATCCTCGCGCCCGTGTGGGACGCGGCGTTCCGCGCCCGTGACCTCTACGTGTTCGCGCCGCTGCCGCTCGTCGAGACGGGCTCGCGCGTCCGACTGACCGGCGACGGGCCGAGCTGCTGGACCTGCTGGCTCGTCGTAGCCCGCCCGCGCTCGCGCGAATTCGCGTCCTGGGGCACGCTGCCGGGCGCGTACGTGCAGCCTGCCGAGCGGCGCTTCAGCGACCGCATCGTCGGCGGCAAGCCGATCCGGGCGACGCGCGCGATCGTCGCGGACTACTCCCGCCCCGGGGACCTCGTGGTCGACCCGTGCTGCGGCGCCGGCACCACGCTGCTCGCCGCGCGCCTCGAGGGCCGCCGCGCCATCGGCTGCGACACGTCGCATGCGCACCTCCAGATCGCAGCGCGACGGCTGCGGCCGTACCCGCCTGGCTCGCTATTCGGGGAGGCGACGTGACCGCGATCGAGTGGACCGACGCGACGTGGAATCCCACGCGCGGCTGCTCGCGCGTCTCCCCGGGCTGTGTGAACTGCTACGCGGAGCGCGTCGCGATGCGCTTCTCCGGCGAAGGTCAGCCTTACGCCGGCCTCGCGAAGCTCCGCGGTGGCCGTCCGGGCTGGACCGGGAAGGTGCGGCTCGTGCCGGAGATGCTCGCGAGGCCGCTGCACTGGCGCAAGCCGCGGCAGGTGTTCGTCAACTCGATGTCGGACCTGTTTCACGAGGCGCTGTCGGACGAGGAGATCGCTGCGGTGGTCGGCGTGATGGCCGCGTGTCCTCAGCACTCGTTTCAAGTCCTCACGAAGCGTGCGGAGCGGATGCTGGAGTGGTACGAGTGGGTGTCGGATGCCGAGGAGCCGCATCCGGCGAATCGCTGTGTCGCGCTGGCGGAGGATGCGCTTCGTGACTGGCGCGACGGCAAGGGCTGGTGGAACAAGCAATGGCCGCTCACCAACGTTTGGCTCGGCGTCTCAGTCGAGGACCAGGAGTGCGCGAACGAGCGCATCCCGCACCTGCTCGACACGCCGGCCGCGGTGCGGTTCCTCTCGTGTGAGCCGCTGCTTGGGCCGATCGACCTGACGCCGTGGCTCCCGTCGCTCGACTGGGTGATCGTCGGGGGCGAGAGCGGCCCCGACGCGCGCCCGTGCGAGGTCGAGTGGGTGCGCGCCCTCGTGCGCCAGTGCCGCGAGGCCAATGTGGCTTGCTTCGTCAAGCAGCTCGGGGCGCGGGTGCACCATGTGCGGCGCTGGGAGCCGCCGCCGCTCCGCTACGAGCGCCTCGACCTCACCGGCTGCGCACACGCACACCGAATCTTGCTCCGGCACCCCAAGGGCGGCGACCCGCGCGAGTGGCCCGAGGACCTGCGCGTCAGGGAGTATCCGACGGAGCGCTGATGGCACGCGTCTGCCTCACCGAGCCCAGCGAGACAGGTGGCATTGGAGCCAGCGGGGTCCGCATCCTGGAGTACGCCCTCGTGCGCGCCGGTCACACCGTCACGCGCGTCCATGTCCATCGCCGGGGCAGCTCTCAGCTCCCACTGCTCGACGGCGGCACGGTCGAGCTGACGGGCCGCAGCACACAACGGCCGGATGCCTGGTTCGTGAGCGCGCTCTATCCGCGGCAATGGCTCGACGTGCCGCGATTGCTCGCGCGCATCGGGGTACCCGCGCTCGCGGAGCACCGCGCCGCCAGCGATCCGCTCGTCGCCTTCGGCGGTCAGTCCGCCATCGCTCCCGCACCCCTGGAACCGTTCGCCGACGTCATCGCACTGGGCGACGGTGAGCGGACCGGGCCGGAGCTGGCCGAATGGTGCGCGCGCGGTCGGGAGTATGCCCTCGCCCGTGCCGACGAGTCGCCAGGCTACATGGTCCCCTCCCGGACCCGGCAGCTGACGCGCGTCGAGTCCGGTGCGAATCTCATCGGGGAGCTGCTGCCGGGCAGACCGATGGTCGAGATCGCGCGCGGCTGCAAGAGCAAGTGTGCATTCTGCCCGATCGGCTGGGCTGGCGGCTCCTACCGCGAGGCGTCGGAGGCCCGCGTCATGGCGAGCATAGACCGTGTGCGCGGGAAGAAGCTGCTCCTCTACGCGCCCGACGGCTCCAGTGTCGACGGCATCGCGAGGTACGAGCAGCGGCTCCATCAGGCCGGCTGCGGGAATGCCGCACGGGATGCGCGCCTCGATCGGCTCATGCGTCACGCGGTGGCGACGGCCCGGAGCTACTCCTTCGGCATCGAGGGGCTGTCTGCCCGGCTGCGCGCCGCTATCGGGAAGCCGATAGCGGACGAGGACATCGTCGCTGCGCACGGCACACTGGCACGCGTCGGCGTCAAATCGGTCCGGTGGTACATGATCATCGGGCTGCCGGGCGAGGACGATGCCGACCTGCGTGAGTTTCTCGAGCTCCTCGACGCCGCGCACGCCGTCTTCCCTCGCTCTCTGAGCGTCACTCTTACGCACTTTCAGGCTGTCCCGCACACGCCACTCGGGCGTCTCGCGAACCGATACGACGAGCGGGCTGTGGCGCGCGGGCTTGCGATCCGCGAGCACCTCCGACGTGCCTGGGAGGCGAGCGAACGCAAGACGCTCGCGAGTCAGCCGAAGGGTCGGGAGTTGCACGAGTCCGATGTCGCCTTGCAGCGAGGCCCGCGCGAGGTAGCGCACGCGCTCATCGAGCTCGGGGGGAACCGCGCGGCATTCGGGGACGGCCGGTGGCGCGAGACCTTCGCCCGGCATGGCGCCGATCCGGAGCGAGCCCTCGACGCTCATCCGGATGCCACACCCTGGGATCACGTCGTCACGGGCGCGAAACCCGAGAAGCTCCGCGCGGCCCTCGCCCGGTACTGGCACGAGGTCTCGGGAGCCCCGTCGTGACGCCGCCCCCGCCGCGCGACTACCAGGTCCGCGCGATCGACCGGGTCCGCGCAGCCTGGACCGAGGCCCGGCGCGTCGTGCTCGTCATGCCGACCGGCGGCGGCAAGACGCGCACGGGTGGCGCCCTGGTCGAGGGGCGCACACTCTGGCTCGCGCACCGGATCGAGCTGCTCGACCAGGCGGCCGGGGCGCTCCGGGCGCTCGGGCACGACGTCGGGATCGTGTCGCCCCGGCATCCGCGCGAGCCCGCGGCCCCTGTGCAGGTCGCGTCCCTGGACACGCTCGTCGCCCGCTCGGGCGTGCGTCCCCCGGCAGAGCTCGTGATCCTCGACGAGTGCCACCACGCGGCGGCCGAGACGTACTCAGCGATCCTGGCGGCGTACCCGGAGGCTCGGCACCTCGGGCTGACGGCGACCCCGCAGCGGAGCGACGGCCGACCGCTCGGGGACCATTACGACCGGCTGGTCGTCGGCGCTCAGTACTCCGAGCTGACCGCCGCCGGACATCTCGTGCGCTGCCGGGTCGCGAGCACGAGCGCGAGCGAGGGCTACCTCGGGAGCGACCTGGCGCAGCAGCCGCTCGACGCATGGCGCGCGATGCCCGAGGGCCCGCGGCCCACGTTCGCGTTCGCCGCGAGCGTGGCGCAAGCGCACAAGTGGGCCGCGGAATTCGTGGCAGCCGGCATCCCGAGCGCGGCGATCGACGGTGAGACGCCGGCCCCGATCCGGGACGAGACGCTGACCGCGTTCCGAGCCGGCGAGATCGCCGTGCTCTGGAACGTCTACGTGCTCACGGAGGGCGTCGACGTGCCGGCGGCGTCCTGCGTGCTGCTCGCTCGCGGCGTCTCGCACGCGGGCCCATATCTCCAGATGGTCGGCCGCGTGCTGCGCCCGGCGCCGGGCAAGGTGGACGCGCGGCTGCTCGACCTGAGCGGTGCGGTGCACGTCCACGGGCTCCCGACGGCGGATCGGGAGTACGCGCTCGATGGCCGGCCGATCCGGATCTCGGGTGAGCCGCTGAAGAACTGCCCGCAGTGCGGCGCGTGCATCCCGGCGGCGCAGTCACCATGCCCCGAGTGCGGATACGTCTGGCCCGAGAAGCCGCGACGCAAGCCGAAGATTTGGGACATCGCGCTCCAGTGGGAGGTCGACGCGGCCGGCGGCGACCTCGCGGCGGTGAGCGACGAGGCCAAGCGCCGCGAGTGGGCTCGGCTCGTGCGCGAGGCTGAGCGTCGCGACTGGTCGCTCGGCTTCGTGCGTCGCGAGTGGTCGGCCCTCTTCGGTGCGCCGCCACCGGACGAGTGGGCCGCCGAGCTGAGCGCCGGGGCCCAGGTGCGCGAGCTGCGAAAGCTCCTCCATGTGGCGCGCGCTCGGGGCTACCGCGACGGGTGGGTCCGGCACCGGTTCCGGGCGCATTTCGGGCGGTGGCCGACGGCGGCGTTGCGGGCGGCGGCGGAGGGCGAGCGGTGACCGCCGCGCGGGGCTCCGAGTACCGCGACAACGAGTCGCAGCTCTCCGCCGCGATCCGTCTCGCCCTCGGGCGCGTCCCGGACCTCGTACTCTGGCGCAATAACTCGGGCGTCGCGGAGTACAAGAACGGCGCGCGCGTGCGTTACGGGCTCGTGCCCGGCGCGTCGGACCTGATCGGCATCTACCGTGGCCGCTTCGTCGCGATCGAAGTGAAGACGCCGCGCGGTCGGGTGACGCGCGAGCAGCAGATGTTTCTCGACCTCGTCGCGCGCCTCGGGGGCATCGCTCGCGTCGTGCGGAGTGTCGAGGAGGCGGTGGCGGTGTTTCCTCCGGCCCGCTCGGATCTTGACGATGCGGGCGCTCCCGACGTAGCGTGACCGGCCCCATGGCTAGGGTCGACCTGCTCGGCGCACCCGTCTTCACTCGCCGCCCCCCGGTGCTCACCAGCCATGGGTCCGGGGGGCGGCGGTGAGCTGGCAGGCGCTCCGCTCCCTCGACTCACCACAAGCAGCCGCCGAGCTGTATCTCCGCCTCGGCCTCTCCCCGATCGCGCTCTGGGCGCCGCTCCACGGGGGGTGCTCGTGTCCGCGCGGCGCGGACTGCGAGGCGCCCGGCAAGCACCCGTCTCACCCCGCGTGGCAGCGCGAGCGGCCCGTCCCGGGCACGCTGCTCCGCGAGCTCGGCGCATGGCCCCGCAACGTGGGGCTGCGCACCGGGACCCAGCCGAGCGGACGCGCCCTGCTCGTCGTCGACGTCGACGGCGGACGCGGGCCGCTCGCGGCGCTCGGAGAGCGGCTCGGCGCGCCGCTGCCCCGCACGCTCTGCGCTCGTACCGCACGCGGCTGGCATCTCGTCTACGCGGCGCCTCCGGACCAGCGCAACGCCGTGCGCCTCGGGGGGATCGCTGGGGTGGACGTGCGGGCCGAGGGTGGACAGATCGTCGCCCCGCCCTCCGTGCATGTGACCGGCGCGCGCTACCGCTGGACGCTCGCCATGCGCCCCGTCGCCGCTCCCGCCGCTCTGCTCGCTCTGCTCGCTCCGCCCCCGCGCGTCGCCCCTGTCCGCCACGAGCGCCGCGGAGACGGAGCGGGCGAGCGCGCGCTCGCGAAGGTCTGCGACTCCGTCGCTCGAGCCGGCGCGGGCACGCGGCACGACGCCGCCTTCCGGGGCGCAGTCTGGCTCGGCGCCCGGATCGCCGAGGGGCTCGATCTCGACGAGGCCCGGGCGGCGCGCGCGCTGGTCGATGCGGCCATGACAGCCGGGCTCTCCCAGCACGAGGCGGAGCGGTGCGCGCGTGACGGCATCGGCCTCGGCAGGCGCAGCGCATGACCGAGCCGCCCGACGACGCCTCGCCGCTCTTCGACGACGACGAGCCCGGCTCGCCACCACCGCCCGCGCTCCGCGCCGTCGGCCCCGAGGACGATGAGCCCGCGTGGTACCGCGCGCTCGCGCGCACCGACCAGGGGCGCCCGCGCAAGACCGCCGGCAACCTTGCGCTCCTGCTCCTCCACGACGAGGCGTGGCGCGACGTCTTCCGCCATGAGGTCTTCGCCGGCGGTGTGCTCTGCGGCGGATTCCCTCCGCTCCCTCGCATCCCCGAGAGCTGGGCCGCCACGCTGCCGCCGCCCGTCTCCACCACGGTCGACGACCATGTGCTCACTTACGTCGAGCACTGGGTCTCGCGGCTCTGGGGGCTCACCTACGAGCGCAGCATGATCCGCCACGCGATCGATGCCGCCGCTCGGGCGCGCCCGATCCACGCGCTCCAAGCGTACCTCGACGCCTGCGCCGACTCGTGGGACGGCACGCTCCGCGTCGACTCGTGGTGCCAGACCTACCTCGGCGCCGAGTCCGAGGGCCCAGAGACCGCCTGGATCTCTCGGTGGTGGCTCGTCTCCTGCGTCGCCCGCGCGTACGACCCGGGCTGCAAGGTCGACCACGTGCTCGTGCTCGAGGGCGAGCAAGGCGCCCGCAAGAACACCGCGCTCGAGGCGCTCGCGGGCGACCAGTGGTACCTCCCCGAGCTGCCGGACATCCGCGAGAAGGACGCGATGGGCGCGCTCGAGGGCGTCTGGCTCGTCTGCATCGACGAGCTGCGCGCGATCCGAGCCGCCGACGTCGAGCGCGTCAAGTCGTTCCTCTCGCGACGCATCGACCGCTACCGCCCCCCGTACGGGCGCGAGACCGTGTCGCGGCCGCGCACCGCCGTTTTCGCCGCCACGACCAACGCTCTGCAGTACCTCACCGACGAGACCGGCGCGCGCCGCTACTGGCCCGTCCGCTGCACCCACGTCGACGTCGACGCCATCCGCCGCGACCGTGACCAGCTCTGGGGCGAGGCGGTCCACCTGTACCGCGGCGGCGCGCGCTGGTGGCCAGACACCGCGGAGGAGCGCTCAGCGCTCGGGGACCTGGTCGAGCGCCGCGACGTCGTCGACGAGTGGGAGGTGGGCGTCGCCCACGAGCTCCGCGGCCTCGACGAGACCACCGTCGGTGACTGCCTCACCGCGCTCGGCCTCGAGCGGCGCGACTGGCGCCCCGCCGACCAGCACCGCGTCCGCCGCTGCCTCACCCGCCTCGGCTGGGTGGAGTGCCGCGCCTCCCGCTCGGAGCGCCGCCGCGTCTGGCGGCGACCCGACCCGACCGACGGCGCCTGAGGGCCCCCCGCCCCCCCCGCCCCCCCGGCCCCCGGGCCCGCCACGCCTCTCCACCGTCCGGCCCACGGGCCGAGCCGGGCCGCCCCGCCCTTCGGATCCCGGGATCGATCCCGCCCCCCTGCCAGGGAGATCGCAAAGCCTTCCGCCCACTTGCCCCCCCGATCCCGGGATCCCGGGTCAAAGTGCCCATCCGAGGGGAGGCACTCTCGGCCCGGGGTAGCCCTGGCTGTAGATATCCCCCTACTATTTCTCTCTCTCTCTATGGGATCGCCGGGATCATGGGACACAAGGCCTCGGATCTACACCCGATCCCCGAGCCCGGGTAGCCCTGGGATCTGGCGGGATCAGCCGGGACCTCGATCGTGGTACTCTCCGCCCGCCGATGGGTACGTCGGCGCATCCACTCGCGAAAAAAGTGGAGTCTGTCCGCGCGCGCGCGGACGAGCTCTCGCGATTTTCTGCGCCGCAGAAGGTGACGCGGGTGCTGCAGGCGTACCTCGAGATAGCCGACCAGGCGCTGGCGTACGAGCGGACGTGGGTCGGGTCGGACGGTCGGACGCGGACGGAGCCGCTGCCGCACTTCGAGGTCGCGCGGAAGTGCTGGGACAGCATCGGTCGCGTGCTCCGGGTGATGGGCCCCGATGTCGTGGTCGAAGTGGGTGCGGGCACGCGGCCGATGGCGACGCTGGCAGCGGCGGCGGTGCGGCGGAGGGAGGACCGGATGCTGCTGTACGAGGCGCTCCGGGCGGGCGGGCACGCTGCGGAGGCAGCGGCGGAGCTTGGGCTCGTGGTAGTCACGACGACGGAAGGAGAGAGCGTATGATCCTGGAGCTGCTGGACGATCGTGTGCTGGTCGAGCCGGACCGCGAGGAGTACACGACCGGGGCGGGCATCGTGCTCGCGCTCGGGACGGACGCGAGCGCGAAGAAGGGGCGCATCGCTGTGCGACGAGGACGCGTAGTCGCCTGCGGGCCGGGCCGCGTGACGGAGCGCGGCGACCGCGTGGCCATCACGGTGCGCCCGGGCGACTACGTCTGGTACTCGGTGATGCTCGCGGTCGAGCTGCGCTGGTCCACCGGCGACGAGTCGCGGCCGAGCGTGGACCTCGTGCTCTGCGAGGAGGGCGACCTGTGGGGCGTGGAGCGCGAGGGCGCGTGGGCGTTCGCGCCGATGGCGCGGGGCGCGGTCGCGCCTGTAGGCACCAGGATCCTGGCGTGAGCGTCTACCTCATCGCGGAGGTCGGCACGACACACGACGGCAGCCTCGGCAACGCGCTCGCGCTCGTCGATGCGCTGTCGGTCGGCGAGTATCCCGTCAACGCGGTGAAGTTCCAGGACCACTTCGCCGACATCTCCAGTCTCGACTCGCCCGCGCCGTGCCCTCGCGGGTTCCTCGCGCCCGTCGAGTCGCGGCGCGAGTACCTCGAGCGCGTGAGCGCGTGGGGCGCGCGCGAGTGGCGTGCGCTCCGTGACGCGGCCCGGCGGCGCAAGATCGACTACGTCGTCTCGCCGTTCTCGGTGGCCGCTGCCGAGCGGCAGTGGCAGTGGTGCGAGCCGGACCGCTGGAAGGTCGCCTCGGGCCAGGCGACGAACCTCGCGATGCTCGCGTTTCTGGGGGGCACGGGTCGCCCGGTCATCCTGTCGGCGGGCCTAGTGACGGCCGACGAGCGGCAGGTCGCCGACGACGCTCTGCGCGCCGCCGGCTGCACGGACATCGCGTGGCTGTGCTGCACGAGCGAGTACCCGTGCCCGCCCGAGCACGCGCGGTACCAGGAGTGGCGGTACTTCGATGGTCTCTCCGACCACACGCGAGGGAAGTGGGCGCCCATCGCAGCGGTGGCCCGCGGGGCGCGCATCCTCGAGAAGCACGTCACGCTAGACACGCGGATGTACGGCTCGGATGCGTGGCACTCGATGAGCGTCGAGGAGTTCCGGGCGCTCTGCGAGGAGCTGGCGGCGCTCGAGGTGGCGATGACCAGCGGGATGCGCGGGTGGATCCCGACCGGCGCGCGAGAGCGCTACCTGTACCGGGAGCCCGGGACATGAGGGTCGAGCTGGTCATCCCAGCACGCGGAGGCAGCGTCCGCCTCCCGCGCAAGAACCTCGAGAAGATCGGCGGGCGGACGCTCGTCGAGTGGGCGATCCGCCCGCACGCCGGCGCGACGCCGTGGGTGATCACGGACGACGCGGAGATCGCGGCGGTGGCGTACGCCGCGGGGGCGCATGTCTTGCGCGACCACCCGGGTGACGGGCCGATGGCGCGCGTGGCGATGGCGGCGGCCGAGGCGCTCGGGCTGCACGGCGGCCATGGGCTCGTGATCGTGCAGCCCACGACGCCGCTGAGGGAGTGGCGGGGCGTCGCGCGCGTGGTCAAGGCGCTGCTCGACGGCCATCCGCGAGCGGTCACGGTCGACGCTCGAGGCACCGGGCGGCGCACGGGCAGCGCGTACGGCGCGCTCGTGCAGCACTGGGCAGAGGGCGAGCGTCACGGACTCACGCCCGACGAGATGTGGTCGACCGACGAGATGTGGTCGACCGCGCTGTGCTTCGCGAGCGACGACGGCCCCGATATCGACACGCGGGAGGACCTCGAGGAAGCCCGGCGCCTCTACGCGGGCAGGCAGGCGCCGTGAGGGTGGCGTTCGCGGTGCTGTCGCGCGCGAATTGGTCGAGCGTGGCGCCCGTGGCGACGCTGCTCCGGCGCGAGGGGCACGGCGTCGTGCTGCTCCGTGGCGGCTCGGCGCTGGTCGACCGGTACGGCGCGGGCGGTCTGCCCGAGCTGGGGCCGGGCGAGTACGAGATCCGCGCGCTCGTGGAGGATGGTCCGACGGAGACGGCGTGCCTCGCGGCGGCGCAGACGGGGGCGATCCTGCGCCGCGAGCGGCCCGACTGGCTCTACGTCGTCGGCGACCGCCACGAGATGCTCGGCGCGGCGATGGCGGGGGCGTACGAGGGCGTCCCGATCGCGCACCAGATGGGCGGGGAGCGCTCGGGGCTGATCGACGACCGCGTGCGGGACGCGATCAGCGCGCTAGCGACGCTGCATCTCGCGGCCACCGCGCAGGCGTCGGAGAGGCTGCGCTCGTTCGTCGCGGGCACGGTGGTGCAGACCGGCTGCCCGCGCATCGACGGGGTGCGCGAAGCGGTGGCGGGCGAGTGGCCTCTACCGGCGGAGTATCTGCTCGTCTACGTACACCCCGCGGACGCCGGAGTGGCGCGGGCCACCATGAGCGCAGCGGTAGCGACGGGGCTGCCAGTACGTCTGTGCTGGCCGAACGCCGACCCAGGGAGCGCCGCCGTCGTCCGGGAGCTGCGCGAGCACGGGCCAGACGTCGCTGCGTATCGCGCGCTCAGCCCGGCCCGCTACGCGCTGATGATGCACTCCTGCTCGGTGCTCGTGGGCAACTCCTCGAGCGGGCTCCGCGAGGGCGCGTGGCTCGGCGTGCCCGCCGTCAATGTGGGCACACGGCAGCAGCTCCGGGAGCGCGCCGCGAACGTGCTGGACGTAGGCCTCGACGCGGGCGCGATCCTGGAGGCTATCGACGCGCAGCGCGCGCACGGCCGCTACCAGCGGAGCGACCTCTACGGCGACGGGCACGCGGCGCCACGCATCGTCGCCGCTCTCGGTGGCGCATGAGCGCCGCGCCGATGCCTGCGTTTCCCGAGGCGCCGCGCGACGCGACAGTCATCGTGCAGCGCGAGGTCGACATGGCGCTCGCGACGGGTCGGCGGGTGGTCCACGCGTCGCCGCAGGTGCTCGTCGAGAGGTGGTCTGACGTCTGCCGGCGGTACCCGGCCGTGACGGTGATCGGCGACGTTGAGTTCCAGCGGCAGATCGAGGAGAGCTGCCACATCACTGCGGCGAACGTGGGCAACACCGTCAGTCGCGGGCGCGCGTGGGTCGAGCACGCGATCGACGCGCTGCCCGACCTGCCCCGGTGGCCGTGGTCCGGAGGGCTCGAGGCGCGCGGGCTGCCGGCGTTCATCGTGGGCGCAGGGCCATCGCTGGATCGGTCCCTCGAGCAGCTCGGCGCGCGCGACCTGCGAGACCACGGACTCGTCTTCGCCGTCAACGCTGCCACACGCGCGGTGGGGCATCACATCTGCGTCGGGAACGAGTCGAACGACCAGCGAGGGAAGACCGTGCCGCTCGCCGACGCGGTGCTCGTCACGGGGCCGCAGGCGCATCCGGGACTGCGCAGGGAGCACCCGGGCCGCGTCGCGTGGGTATTCGCAGGCGAGCTCGGCGGCATGCTCGGGCACGTCGTCGGCCGGCCCGTCACGCCGTCGTGCTCCAGCTCGACCTCGCTCGCCGTGAGCCTCGCGCTCGGCGCAGGGTGCGACCCCATCGTGCTCGTGGGGCAGGATCTCGCGTTCCCCACGGGGACGATCTACGCGGCGGCAGTCGGGGGATTTGGCGGAGCGGCCCCGATCGTCGACGGTGCATTCGCGTACGACTGGAGCCCGCGCACGCGAGCGCACCCGCGCGCCTCTCCGCTGCCGACCACGGAGCCCGTCTGCTACGTGCCGGCGTACGGGGGCGACTCTCAGGTGCCGACCGTGATGCCGATGGCCGCCGTGGGGCGATGGATCAGCGGCGCCGTCGCGTATCACGGACGGCGCCGGGGCATTCAGACGAGCGAGCTTGGGATGCGCATCGAGGGCTTCGCCGAGCAGCCGCTCGGCGAGGTGCTCGACGCGCTGCCCGTGCGGCCCGTGACGTGGGCGATCCACGACGAGCCGCTCCGCGGCGAGAGCGTGGAGGCGTTCCGCGCCTCGGAGCTCGCTGCGCTTGCCGCCGTCGTGGCTGCCCCCACGGCGGAGCACGCGGCCCGGAGCAGGCTGCTCGATCCGTGGGCGTTCGCGGCGGTCGCGCGCTTCCTCGAGGAGCGCCGGGCCGGCCCCGTCGAGGACTACCGCAGCGAGTACCGCCGGGCCCGGCGCGACCGCGTGCGCCTGCGCGCGCTGCTCCGCGACGAGGCGAGAGAGCTGCTCGCGAGGCTCGGGTGAGCCTCGAGGCGTTCGCGCGCGCGGCCGTCGAGCATCAATGGTGCCCGCACGAGCCCACAGCGAAGCAACGCGCTTTCTTGGCGGTCGAGGCCGACGAGGCGCTGTTCGGCGGTGCGGCAGGTGGCGGAAAGAGCGATGCCCTGCTCATGGCTGCGCTCGAGCACGTCGACCACCCGAGCTACGCGGCGATCCTATTCCGCCGGACATACACGGACCTGGCGTTGCCGGGGGCGATCATGGACCGCGCGCACGAGTGGCTCGCGCCGACCGCGGCGAAGTGGGGCGACCGCGAGAAGCGGTGGACATTCCCGAGCGGGGCCACGCTCACGTTCGGATACCTTGACGGGCCGCGCGATCGGTATCGCTACCAGTCGGCAGAGTTCCAGTTCGTTGGCTTCGACGAGCTGACGCAGTTTCCCGAGCGCGATTACGTGTACCTGTTCTCACGGCTCCGGCGTGGCGTGACGACGCGGGTGCCGCTCCGGATGCGCAGCGCGACGAACCCCGGCGACATCGGCCACGAGTGGGTGAAGAGTCGCTTTTTGGACGAGCCGGAGGGGCGTGTGTTCGTGGCGGCCAAGCTCGACGATAACCCGTACCTCGACCGCGCTGAGTACGAGCGCGCGCTAGGGAAGCTCGACCCGGTCACGCGGCAGCAGCTACGCGATGGCGTGTGGCTGCGCGACCCGTCGGGGCTCGTGTATTCGTCGCTCGACCCGGAGCGTAACGTCGCGGATGACCTGCCGCGGCTGCCGCAAGGCGAGACGTGGACGCGCGTGTTCGCGGCGGACTTCGGCGTGCGCGACCCGACCGCGTTCGTGGTGTGGTACTTCACGGCGCACGACCCCGTAGCCTACCTCGTCGCGAGCGAGCAGTGGTCCGAGAGGAGCCCGAGTGAGAGCGCGGAGAAGTTCCTCGAGTGGCGCGATGCTCACGGACCGTTCGAGCGCGTCGTCGGCGATCTCGGCGGATTGGGCAAGGGCTTCGAGGCCGAGTGGAAACGGCGATACGGCCTGCCGCTCGAGCCCGCGGAAAAATCGAACAAGCTCGGCTTCATCAAGCTCATGAACGGCGAGCTTGCAAGCGGGCGCATCAAGATCCTGCGCTCGAACGTCCAGTACCTCCGCGATGCGTGCGCGCTAGCGTGGGCGAGCGAGAGCCAGGACCGCGAGCATCCGGCGATGGCAAACCACCTGCCAGACGCGGCGCTCTACGGCTGGCGGTGCTGCCGGGCGTTCCAGGCCACCACGCGCCCGGCGAAGCTTTCGGAGCCGGACGCCATCGTCGCCGACATCGCAGCGCACAAGGAGCGGCTGATCGCGCGTTTGCGCGCCGAGGAGGAGGAGCGCACCATCCTGGACACCCTGCTGGAAGGAGATGACGAATGGACCGAGTGAACCTGAGCGAAGTGGCGACCCGTGACCCCGTGTACAATTTCAAGGCGTCGGGCGGCGGCGGCAACTGGACGAGCCGCATCCACCTGCGGAAGGGACGAGGCGACTCGGGCAACGCGGCCGAGATCTACGCCTACGTCCATCCCCAGCTCGGGCTGACGGTCCACGCCGTCTCGACCGGCGGCAGCGTCGTGGATCTGCCGTGGCACCAGGTGACGCAGCACGTCGTCGCCGAGGCCGCGGCGACGACGCGCAAGCGCACCGCCGCGTGAGCACGTACATCGGCAACGCGTTCGACTGCCTCGACGAGCACGTCACGCGCTGGCGTCGCCACCGGCAGACCGACGGCGACCTCGTCGCGGAGCTGCGCGAGCGCCGGCGGCTCGGCGTGGCGGACCTGCTCGACCACGTCCGTGAGGAGGATTGGCGCGGCGTGCAGGAGGCCGCGGGCGTGCTGCGGGAGATCGGGGCGCGGCTCGACCTGATCGAGGAGGTCTGCCGGCGGGCTCCCGAGCCGGCGCGCCGGGCCCGAGGGCTGGGGGACTTGACGCGAGTGTGAACGTTGGTTCACACTCGCGGCCGTGGACGACGTCGACCGGCTCCGCGAGGTGCTCGCCCTCGCCCGGACCGAGGGCCTCGCGCTCGCGCACGTCCGCGTCGGCTCGATCGAGCTGCGGCTAGGCCCACGGGCCGGGCAGCCAGAGCATCGGGACGTCGACGCCGAGGCCGCCCGCGAGCAGGCGGCGCTACGCGACACGCAGTACGGCGCCGCGGAGGAGACGCTGCCGGCGTTCGATGCGGCGGAATACGCCGGGCTGATGGCGGGGCTCTCGCAGTGACCGGCGGCTCGGAGGAGTACATCGATTGGTGGGAGTCGCCGAAGGGCGAGCAGGCGGGGCAGCTCACCGCGCTCGTGCAGTCGCTCCAGGACCGGCAGGGCTACCGCCGCGCCGCCGACCTCCATCACCTGCGGATGTACATCGACCGCCACGCCACGCACGGACACCGACGCGCGGTCACGTCCTCGCGGACGCGCACCGAGCAGCGCCCGCAGCCGCGCCTCTCCCTCAACGTGGTGCGGTCGTGCGTGGACACGGCCGTCGCGCAAATCACGCGCGCCCGCCCGCGCCCTCAGTTCCTCACCACCGGGGGCAACTGGGACCTGCACCAGCGTGCGAAGAAGCGCGGGCGCTTCGTCGAGAGCGTGTTCCACCGCTGCCATGCCTACGCGCTGGGGCAGCGAGCGTTCCGCGATGCCGCGCTCTTCGGCACGGGCTTCCTCCAGGTGCTCGCGGTGGACGACACGATCCAGATCGAGCGCGTCCCGCCGAACGAGGTGCTCGTGGACGACGCCGAGGGCGTCTACGGCACCCCGCGCAACGTCTTCCGCGCGCGCGTCGCCGACAAGCTTGCGCTCATGGAGCGGTTCCCGGGCAAGGCGCGCGTCATCGAGGACGCGCCAGCGCCCGACCATCGCTACTACGGCACCGCGCAATCAACGCGCCTCGCGCTCATCGTCGAGGCGTGGCACCTGCCGACGAGCGAGACGAGCGACGACGGACGCTATGCCATCGCGCCCTATGGCGCGGATGAGGTGCTCTACTCGGGCGCGTACGAGCACACCGAGTCGCCGTTCGCCGTATTTCGCTGGAGCGAGGATCCGTTTGGGTGGTTCGGCACCGGCGTCGCCGCGGAGCTGAGCGGGATCCAACAGGAAATCAACCTCGTCCTGCGCACGGTCCAACGCAACGTGTACATGGGCGGCAACCTGAAGGTCTTCGTCCCGACGGGATCGATCGCAAAGGGCCAGCTCACGAACGACATCGGCGTGATGATCGAGACGAGCGGCGGCGAGCTGCCCTCGTACGTCGTCAACGACATCGCGAGCCCGCAGCTGTTCCAGCACCTGGGGTTCCTCATCGAGCAGGCATACGGAATCACCGGGATCTCGAGCTCGATGGCACAGGCCGTGGAGCCCGAGCGCGCGGAGAGTGGGCGCGCGAAGCTCGTGCAGCGCCAGACCTACTCGCAGCGGTTCTTGCACGTCGAGCGCCAGTACGAGAACTCGTTCATGGACCTCGCGAACCGCGTGCTCGACGCCGCGAAGGACCTCGCGGCGCGCAAGAAGCCGCCGCGCGAGAAGTACCCGGGACGGTGGAGCGTCGAGGCCATCCGATACGAGGACGTCGTGCTCGACGACGACGACGCATTAATGCAGGTCTTCCCGACGACGATCCTGCCCGAGACGCCGGCCGGCAAGATCGCGATGGTCGAAAGCCTTGAGGCGCGCGGCTACATCGACCGCGCGCAGGCCATGAAGCTGCTCGACTTCCCGGACGTGGATGCCGAGATGAACTTAGAGCTCGCGCCGATCGAGCTGATCGACCGGCGGATCGAACGGATGCTCGACGAGGGACTGTACGAGGGGCCGCATCCGCGCATGGACCTCGAGCTCGCGATGAGCCGATGCTTGCTCGCGTACCAGTGGGCCGAGGAGCGCGGGTGCCCGCCCGAGCGGCTCGAGGTGCTCGGACAGTTCATCGACGCCTGCCAGGACATGCTCGCTCCCGCTGCGGCACCGGCGGCACCGATGCTCGGGGCAGCGATGCCCGGAGCGACCCCCGACGCGGGGATGGCCCCGCCCGCATTCCCCGAACAAGCGCCGCTGGCGCCGATGGCCCCCGTCGCCGCCGCATAGGAGCCCCATGCCCCGCAGGACCACGATCGGCCTCGCAGACAAGCCCGAGCTCGCGGAGTTTCTTGGCCAGCCCCCGGCCGAGTCCTCGGCTCCCGCGGCGCCCCCGCCCGACCCGGCGGAACCGCCCGCCCAGGGCGCCCCGGCGCCGGTCGACGCGGCGCCGCCACCCGACGACCCCGACGCCCCGCCGAAGGGCGAGCGCCTCTCGACGAGCTGGGCCGCGGTCAAGCGTGCCCGCAAGGAGCAGCGGCAGCGCGAGGAGGAGTTCGCCGCCCGGCACCGGCGCCTCGTGGACGAAATGCAGCAGATCGAGACCATGCGGAGCGACCTGGAAAAACGCATCGCGGGGCTCGACGCCCGCGAAAAAGCCGCCATCGGCGACCCTCTCACGTGGCTGCAGGAGCGCGGCGTGGCGGCGCGCGCGCTCGTCGAGGCCGCCGCGAAGGAGCCGGCAGACGCGGCAGAGCGGCACCAACGGTCGCGCGAGAACGCCGACCTCCGCGAGCTCGTCCAGCAGCTCACGGCGAAGGTCGAGCAGCTCACGCAGGCGAGCGAGAAGCGCCAGACGGAGGCCACCGAGCGCGAAGAGCTGGCCGAGATCGCTCACATCCTCGAGAACCCCGCCGAGTACGAGATCGAGGCCGACGGCATCCAGTGGTGGGGTGCGGAAATCGTCGCGAAGGCGCTGCATGACGTCTACCGGGCGAGCGGGCGCAAGTTGGACTTGCGCGCCGAGATCGCCTCTGCTAACAGGTTCTATCGCGGGCGCATGGCTCGCGCCGGCCCACCCGGCAAACCCCATGCGAGCCCCGGCAACGGTGGCTCCCCCGCGCGTGGCACCGGGGCCGAGACGACGGCAGAGCCCGCGGAGCAGAGCGCTCCCCCCGCACTCCCGAACGCGAGTGCTCGCCGTCCTGGCCCGACCGTGAAGCGCACGAAAGCGGAGCGGCTCAAAGAGGCGATCAACTTGCTCGAAGTGCGGTAACCCGAGGTCGCCGCGTGCGGTGACCTCACACCGAAGAGGTTATCGATGGGTGCAGTCACCTCCACGACGTTCGACGCCGCGCTGAAGCAGTACTACTCGGACGAGGAAGTCCGAGACGTCACGAGCGACGGCAACCCGCTGTTCGGGATGATCTCGAAGGCACCGGATCTCACGGGCAAGACGTTCGAGCAGCCGATCCAGTGGGGCCGCGGGCAAGGGCGAAGCGCGAGCATTCAGAAGGCCATCGCGCGACAGGGAGCGAACAAGTACGACCGCTTCTCCTGCACGACCGCGGACGACTACGGCGTCATCTCGATCGAGCGCAAGGTGATGAAGACGTCGGGCAACATGCGCGGCGCGTTCTTCCAGGCGCAGACGCGCGAGATCGACTCGATGCTCCAGGAGCTCGCGCGGTCCATCTCCTGGAGCATGTTCCGCAACTCAGGCGGCGCCATCGGGCGCGTGAGCACGGCGACCGCGCCGTCTACCACGACGCTCACGCTCAACGAGTCCGAGGACATGTCGATCTTCGAGGCGGAGCAGGTGCTCGTCGCTTCGGACAACGACGGCTCGGTCTCCACCGACGTGCTGCTCGCGGGCTCGCAGGAGATCGCGAGCGTCAACGAGGACGGGCCGACGCTCACCGGGGCCGGCAACTGGACGGCCGGGATCCCGAGCCTCGGCGTCGGGGATTTTCTGTTCATCGACGGCGACTTCCAATCGAAGATCCAGGGCTTCGGTGGCTGGATGAGCATCCGCAACGACGCCGCTGCGACGCCGGGTACCACCGCATTCTTCGGGGTCGACCGCTCGCAGCACGTCACGCGACTCGCAGGACGGCGCATCACGGCCATCGGGGACCCGATACACGAGGCGGTCCCGCGCGCCGCGCGGCAGCTCGGGCGCAATGGCCACAAGGTCGATTGCTTCTTCTGCTCGCACCAGAAGTACCAGGACCTCCAGATCGAGCTCAGCAACAAGGTCGTGTTCGATCGGTACAACGCCAGCGAGAGCGTCGGGTACGAGTCGATCACGATCCGCGGACCACACGGACCGATCAAGGTGTACGCGGATCGCAACTGCCCAGACAAGTTCGGGTTTCTCATCGCGAAAGACGACTGGACGTTGCGGTCGATCGGCCCCGTGCCGGATCTGCATGACGAGGACGGCGTCCGGATGCTCCGCAACACGAACGATGACTCGTTCCAGGTGCGCGCAAGCTACTACGCGCAGATGGTGACCGCGAACACGGCCGCGATGGCGGCCCTCACGTTGGAGTAACGGCGATGGCAGAAATCACGAGCGAGAAGTTCCTCGATGCGATGCGCGCCGTCGCCGGCGGCCACTTCGAGGACTCGACCGGCGGTATCAAGGACCGGGTGCAGGGCCTCGTCACGCAGCGGATCGAGCTGCCCGTCAACGCGGAGAACGTCACGCTCACCGATGCCGTCACGCGCGCACTGTCGAGTCGCGCCTCGGCCGTCGGCGGCGGGAAGATCGTGCGCATCACGTACACGCCCGTCGCGAGCTTCACGGTCAGCCAGACCGACCATCAGGTGGTGAGCGTCGTGAAGCTGTCGGCGCCGACGTGGAGCGCGACGCTCAGCGTCGGCACGTTCACGAGCACGACCGATGGCGTCGCCGCCGCCGTGTACCACGGTCCCGACAAGCCGAGCCGCTTCACGCTCTCGACGACCACCGACAACCTCAAGGTGAACGACGGAGACTCGTTCTTCTTCGTCGTGGCGAAGAACGGCGCCGCGGGCGCGAACACGCACACGACGCAGCTCGGACGGATCACGATCGAGGTGCGCTGATGCCGCACGGCGCGCAGTACCCGCTCGGCTCGTGCCCCACGCCCGGCCTCGTCTGGATCGCGGGCTCGTTCGAGATCAACGCGACGAGCAATCCCGACGCGAACGAGAACGTCGGGCGCGGCTGGAGCGTCGTGCGCTCGGACGTCGGCAAGTTCACGGTCACGCTCGACCGCGCGATCCGCCGGCCTATTGCCGTCCTCGTCTCGAACGGGCTCACGGCGGACGACAAGGAGTACAACGTCCACACCGGCACGATCGACGAGACGACGACGCTCTCGAGCTTCATCATCTACGCGACCGTCGGGGCGACCGACACGGACACCGACGCCCTGCGCATCTCGTTTCTCGTCATCGGCTCCGACACGACTGCGAGCAAGTGATGCCGGAGCCCGGCCAGATCGCGAAGGCGCTGCTCGCGAGTGCCAAGAAGACCGGCGCGCCTCCCGGGAAGGATGACGACGACGACGCTGCCGCCGAGGCCCTCGCTGATCTCAAGGCAGCCTGGGACAAAGACGACGCGCGCGCCTTCGCGAACGCGCTGCGTGACCTGAGGACGATCGCAGAGGACTGACCGCCGTGCCGTACACGCTGCTCCAGGTCATCGACCAAGTGCGGCAGCGCGCGGACATGGTCGGTTCGACGTTCGTCACCACGGACGAGGTCGCGGTCTACGTCGCCGAGAGTAAGTTCGAGTTGTTCGAGCTCCTCGCGAACGTCGTGGGCGACGCGGTGCCGTCGCTCCAAGAGGTGCAGATCGCAGCGGGCGCGAGCAACGCGACGATCGGCGCGTCCTATTACCGCATCTTGCGCGTGGACTGGGTCCACAACGACGCGCGTTACCCGCTGCGTCGCTACAACTTCCACGACCTCGTCGCTCGCACGACGAGCACGACGTGGCATCCCGCGCTCGACATCACGTACTCACTGTACGAGGGCGGCGCGAAGATCACGGTCGACCCGCCCCCGGCGGTGACGACCACGCTCGGCATCTACTACCACCCTCAGGACACGCGCATCACGACGATGTCGCAGCCCATCACGGGGCTTGTCGATCGGTGGGTCGAGTACGTGGTGATCGACGCGGCCATCAAGTGCAAGGAGAAGGAGGAGAGCGACACGACGGCGCTCGAGCGCGCGAAGCAGAACATGATCGGGCGCATCGAGCGGTACAGTGCGCGGCTCGACCGCAACCCGATGTACATCGGCGACACGCGACGCGACGATGAGGACGAAGAGCTGGCGGTGTGGTACTGATGAAGGGATTGCGCAAGCTGTACGGCGGGCTCGCTGGACTGCCGGCGCAGGCCGCCGACGCCATCGAGCGCCGCATGCGCTACGCCGAGGACGCGACGGAGGAGGCCACGAGGCAGGCGCGCGCGTTTCCGGAAAACGCGGGCAGGCGTGTGAAAAACATCAAGGTCGACCACAAGCGGGCGGGCGGTGTCAACTCGGCGACCATCACGATCCCACACAAGCTCGCGCGCCCGCCGACCGTGGTGCGTCCGCTCACCAGCACGAACGAGACGCTTGGGCGATACCGCGTCGTCCAGCGCACCGCGCGCGCGCTCAAGGTGATTATCAGCGAATCCACGTCCGGCTCGCTTGACTTCTGGGTGAGCTGATGGCGTGGACGAAGGTCGAGCTGCCGCTCGGAGGCGTCGACCAGTACACCGATGCCGAGCACGTCCAGCCCGGCAAGCTGCTACTCGCCGAGAACGTGCGGTTCCGTCGGCCGGGCGGCTTGCGAAAGCGCGACGGCTTCTCGGCGACGAGCCGGCTCGTCGCCGACACGGGGGGCGCGGTGCACGCTACGCCAGTACGGCTCACGCAACACCACGGCGAGCTCTTGCTCGCGACCGGGCGGGGACTGCACTCCTATTCGTTCGCGGCGGACCGCTGGAACGTCGTCGGCGCAACTCCGAAGTACCTCGCGGATCGCTATCGCGTGAGTCGGCCGACGCCCGAGGATGCGGCCGACTTCCAGGCTAGCGCCGATACCGTGTACTGCGCACCCGTCTGGGCGACCGTAACGCTGTACGACAACGGCGGGGGCTCGCTCATTGGCGACGTCGTCATCGTCGATGCACGGACCGGCGCAATCATCAATGTGCACGCGCTCGGGACAACGCTCTCCGTGACAGGCCCCCCCGGCCCGTGGCTACTGACTGACGGCACGAGTATCTTTGTGGTGTATGTCACACTGGCAGGTGTGCTGACGTACCAGGCGTACACACCCTCGAGCGCCTCGTGGGGCGCGGCGACCGCCATTACTCTCTCGGTCGCCTGCACCCCCGCGATCATGTCGTGGGAGAAGGTACACGGGTCGGCGCCTGCAGAGTTCATCGTCGCGGCGAAGCGCTCGGCAGACGCCAACGTCCACGTCGAGGTAGTCAACGCCTCGTTCGTGTCGCAGCGCACGGCCACACTGACGACGGCAGCGGGCACACCGGAGCAGGCCATCGCGGTCTACGCCACGGCTGGCGAGGACGTGTACGTTGGATGGGACAACGGCACGGATCTCCGGATGGCGATTCTGACGACGGCCACGCTCGCCACGACGACGAGCGATTTCGCGGCGATTGTGGCCACGCGCCCCGACCGCCTCGCGTTTGCGCGCCGGGATGCCACGAGTGTATGGTTCGTGCTCGACTGGTCGTCCAGTGGCGTGCGTACCGTGCGCTGGGGCCACGTGACCGACGCGGCAGTAGTGACGAGCACGCCAGGGACGCATGACATGGCGCTCGCCGGCGTCGGCAGCTCGACGAGCGCGGTCTATATGGCGAGCGACCCGTGGGTCGATGACGGCGGACTCTGCGTGCTCGTGCTCTACGACGCCGGAGGCGGTGCTGCCGACGGCTCGTACATGATCTACGGGCTGAGCGACCAGACGGCGCTGCGGTCGTCCGCGGTCCTGCTCGGTGTCGTGGCGCGCACTGTGGGGCCGGACGTGGACGCGTTACGCGGCTCGATGGGAGCACGCCAGGTCGGCATCAGCACGGACGGCCTGTACGCCATCGGCGTTAGCGTGGTGCAGACATTCAAGGCGCTCGAGGACCAGGCGTACAGGGCTACGCACTACGGCGTCGATCTGCTCGTGCTCGACGCTCGGAGCGCGGTCAGCGTGGACCAGCGGATGCAATCGGCGCCGTGGGGGCCGTCGCGCGTGTTCGCGGGTGCGCAGCCGATGATCTACGACGGCGTGCGCATGACAGACAGTGGCATGCCGCACCGGCTCGACCTGCCGGCCGCCGACCTGCAGCCCAGTGACGGCGACGAGAACGGGGCCGGCGGCGGGCCGACGGCAATCAAGGTGGTCCTCGTGGCCGAGTGGCAAAACGCGGCGGGGCAGGTCGACCGCGGCTCGCCGTCGGCGCCCGTCGCGCTCACGACGCTGAGCCTCACGCAGACGAACACCCTCACGATGCAGGTGCCAGACCTCATGGCCGGCAACCGCTTCGGGGCGCCCGTGGACGTGCGAGTCGGCGTCTACACCACCGCGGTCAACGGCGACCTCTACTACCGACACGAGACGTACGGCTTCGTGCGCCCGGGGCAGGCTACCACGGTCACGCTGCAGATCAGCTCGCCCCGGGTCGCTCTGGGCGAGCCGCTCTACACGGACGGCGGTGTACTGCCGAACATCGGGGCGCCCGCGTGCAAGGTCATCGTCGAGCACCGCGAGCGGCTGTTCGCGGCGGGGCTCGACGGCGACGCGGAGGGCATCGCGTTCACAAAGCCGTATAAGCTCGGCATCGCGCCCGAGTGGGTGGCGGACGCGTTCGTGGTGCGCATCCCAGGGGCGGGGCGCATCACCGCGCTCGCGTCGCTCGATACGGCACTCGTGGCGTTCTCCCGCACGGCGCTCTGGGTGATCTATGGCGACGGGCCTCCGGACACGACCACCGCTGGCAGCGACGCGCCGGGCGGCATCTCGGGCTTCCAGGTACAGCGCATCACGAGCGATGTCGGATGCGCAAACCCCCGGTCGGTCGTCGTTACTCCACGCGGCATCATGTTCGAGAGCGAGAAGGGCATCTACTTGCTCGACCGGGGCCTACAATCGATGTGGGGCAGCGGCGCGCAGATAAATGCGGTGCTCGGTGCGCGTGGTCCCGTGACGGGCGCCGCGCTGCGCGCAGGGAAGACAGAAGTCGAGTTTGCGCTGGCGGGCTCGCCCGAGGAAAACTTGACCAAGCTCGTCTACGACTACCACGTGGACCACTGGTCTGTAGACCGCCTCGCGGCGGGGATCGCGCAGGAGCTGAGGACGCTCTGCGAGTACAGCGGCGCGGCCGCAGCGGACCCGTGGATCTGCTTTGCAAGCAATACGACGGTGTACCGCGAGACTCCGGGTCAGTTCGCCGACGCGAGCGCGTTCTATCCAATGAAAGTCCAGACGGCGCCTCTCGCACTCGACACGATCGGCGGGTGGGAGCGCGTCCGATCGGTCACCGTCGCGGGCAAGCGTATCTCGTCGCAGTCGATCCGGATGCGGTTTGCGTACGACGACGCCGAGGATTACGACGCCGTGACGTACGACGCGACGATCGGGCGGGCGGCAGCGTGGGTAGCGACCGCGGGCTACCCGATCAAATTCCACGTCCCGCGGCAGAAGGTCCGGCATCTGCGCGTGGCGCTCGAGGAGGTCGCGGGCACGGGCGAGGGCGCGCGGTGGAGCGCGCTCGTCTTCGAGGTCGCGGCGAAACGTGGTACCGTCAAGCTGGCACCCACGGCGAGGACGTGACGCATGGCATTTCTCGGCGGACTACTCGGACATCGGGACGCGACCGTGAGGGCCGTCGGGGCGCCGGGGACGGCTCCCGGGGCGCAGGCGATCCAGGACCAGCTACGCCAGGGCGGCGAGGCGGCGCAGCGCCAGGCGCTCGGGATGGGCGCGGCGCGTGGCTCCACCGCGCTCAACCGCATGGCGGCGCAGCAGTACGGTTCGAGCGCGATGACGCAGGCGAACGTGCAGGCGTCGATCGCGCGTCAGCAGCTCGAACAGAACCGCCTCAACCAGCAGTTTCAGGCGCAGCTGCAGGCGCAGCAAATGAACGAGGCGATCCGCGCGCAGAACGCGCAGACGACGGGGCAGCTCGTTGGCGGCGCCGCGATGCTAGGCGGCGCCGCGCTGCTGAGTGACATCCGCGCCAAGCAGGACGTGGGCGCTGTGCCCGGGTGGCTCGGCGGGTACATGGCGGGGCAGGCACCGAGCGCGCCTGCTGCGTACGAGGGCGAGGAGCCGATGCCCGGCTACTACCCCGAGGCAGGAGCGCCGATGCCGGGGCAGTCGCCCGTGGAGCGCGCGGCGCTGCTGCACGGCCGCGTGCTTTCGGGGCGCGTCGACATGGCCGAGCTGTCGCCGCACGATGCCGACCTCGTGCGCCGGTACGGCGCGTACAGGGCGCAGCAGCAGGTTGCGGGGGCGCCCGATATCGCGCTCGCCGACGAGCCGGCGGGACCGACCGGCGTGCTCGGGCAGCTCCGGCGCTCGCAGCCGAGCGCGTACGAGCGCGGCTACCGCGCGATGAGCGCGCAGCTCGGCCCGCCGGTCAACCCGACCGCGCCGATGCAGCCCTACCAGTACCGCTACACGCCCGAGGCGGCGGCGCAGATGGGCACGGACACGGCCCCGCGCGTCGGGCCGATGGCGCACGAGATGGCCGCGAGCCCGCTCTACGCATCGTCCGTCGTGCAGCGGCCAGACGGGATGCTCGGCATCGACCCGACGCGCGCGCAGCAAGCGACGATGGCGGGCCTGGCGGACGTCAACAACCGGATGCACGCGTTGGAGGACGAGCGAATGCGGCTCGGCCGGTACGCGGCGGCGCGTGAGGGCGGGCGCGAGGCGTATCCGGTGCGGATCCGCCGCGACGACTCGGGGCCGGGGCGCGAGTACGGTGAGGGCTACCTGCCGCCGTCGCGCCGGCCGTGGGAGCAGCCCTGATGCCCACCTACGGCGAGCAGGTGCGCGAGGAGGCGCTGCGCGTCGGTCTCGGCGGGCCGCAACTCCAGCCGATGCCGCCACCCGGCGTCGTACAGCTCAGCCCGTCCGCGCTCGCGGCGTACGCGTTCGAGGCTCCCACGCCCGCCGCGCCCCCGCGCGCGCTCGTGCCCACGACCGAAGAGCTACGCAGTGGTGTCCTGCCGCCCCGAGGTGCCGACCCTGCCCCCATCAGCGCGGAGGCATTGCGCGGCTACTCGTTCACGGCAGAGCCCGAGCCACGCGCCCCCACTGAGGCCAGGGGAGGCGGCCCCGCGGGCCCACGCTACCCGCCCGCCTGGTCGCGCACGAGTCCGGCCCGCGACGTGCGCGCGGCGTTCAGCGTCGAGAAGGGCGTGCCGTACTCGCCGGAGTTCCGCGAGGCCGCCGTCGAGGGCGCCGAGGAGCGGCTGCGGCTCACCGGCGAGGCGGACACCGCGGCACGCGAGGCCGCCGAGACGATGGCCGGCGCGCAGGCCGCAGCGCAGGAGCGCGCCGACGCCATGCGCCGAGACTTCGAGGCGCGCGAGCGCGCGCGCCTCGACGACCTCGCACGCCTGGACGAGCACATCGACGGCCTGAGCCGCGACCTCGCGGACATGCCCGTCGAGACGCCGAGCTTGTTCACCGGCGACTTCGGGACGGATCTGATCCGCGGCCTCGGGGCGATCCTGATGGGCGTAGGCGCGGGCGCGACGGGCCAGATCGGCAAGGCCATCGACACGCTCAACGAGCGCATGCTGGACAACGTCCGCAGGCAGCAACAGGAGTACCACCAGGCGAGCGAGCAGCTGCGGAACATGGAGTCACTCTACGGCCGAGCGTATGCGCGGTTCGGCGACCGGCAGGCGGCAGAGCAAGCGTCGCTCTTGTCCGGGATGCAGATGGTCGACCAAGAGCTCGCGCGGTTCGCGTCCATGGCACGCGCGCCCGAGACGGCGAAGCGCGCCGAGCTCGCGCGCGCCGAGCTGCGCGACCAAATGAACTTCTACCTGGAGCAGTTCCGGCGCGAGGGCGCGGACCGCATCGGCGAGCAGTGGCGACACGAGGCGGCGCGCACGGTCAGCGGCGGCGGGCCACCGAGCAAGGCGCAGGTGATCAGGGGGCTCAAGCAGGACGTCGAGATTCAGGAGCTGACCGGCAAGCTCGCGGGCGGCACAGGCGCGCCATCGGACGTCGAGCCCACGGCGGTGCCCGGCTATGGGCGCGCACGCACGAAGGAGGCCGCAACCGCGACAAACGCCGTCATCGTGGCCAACAAGCAAGCCGAACGCGCGCTCGACGCACTCGAGGCCATGAACGAGAGCGGCTGGTCGGCCACCGGCGCTTTCGGGTTCGGCTCGAAGGAGTACCAGGACGCGCAGGCACAGAAGGCATTACTCGTCCCGTTCGTCGCCAAAATCATGGCGGGCGGGTTCGCGCCGAGCGAGACGGACATGGCGCGCGCGGACGGCGCCGTGCCTGATCCCACGGCCATCGGGCGCGATAAGTTTCGCGCGAAGGCGGCGGCGCTGCGCGACTCGATCCGCCGCCAGGTCGAGACGACGCTCGAGCAGAACGTCGTCGGCTACGGCGCCACCCGGCGCAGACGGGTCGAGTGATGGCCGCCGCCGCAGAGCAGGAGCCCGCAGACGAGGTCATTATGAGGGACGCCGAGACGGGTGCGGCCTACGCCGTGCCCGTCGAGGACGTCGAGCTCGAGATGTCGCGGGGCCTCCGTCCCGAGACGCAGGCCGAGCTCGAGGAGCGCGAGTACGCGAAGACGGCGGGGCTCGGCGAGGCGGCGACCGCGGCGGCGGAGGGCGCGTTGCGCGGGCTCGACCCGACCGGTCTGTCCTCCGTGGCGCTCGCGGAGATCGGGGGCGAGGACTACCTGCGCCGCCGCGAGATGCGAGAGCGCGAGTTCGGGGCGCTGTCGGGCGGCGTCGAGGGGGTAACGATGCTCGGGGCCACGCTCGCGAGTGGCGGGGCGCTCGGGGCCGCGAAGGGAGTGGGGCTCGGCGCGAGGGCGGCGAGCGCGGCGCGCGCAGGGCTCCGCTACTCCCCCGCCGGCCTCACGAGCACCGCCGGCAGGCTCGTCGAGGAGGGCGCCGAGCGCGCGCTGAAAACGATGGGCCTCGCCGGTGAGACCGCGGCGAGCCGGGGCGCGCTGCGCGGGCTCTCCACGGCGGCGGGCGCGGCGGTCGAGGGCGCCGTCTACGGCGGCGGCGCGGCCGTCCACGAGGAGGCGCTGACGGGCGGCGACTTCGCGGGGTTCGGCGAGAAGCTCTTGGCGGGCGCGAAGAACGGCGCGCTCTTCGGCGGCATCGCGGGTGGAGGGCTCGGCGTCGCGGGCGGCGCGCTCAGCGTGCTCGGCGGCAAGGTCGCGCGCTCGAAGACCGCGGCGAGGCTCGCCGATGAGTCGTGGATCCAGTCCGTCAACCCGAGCAAGAGCGAACTCAAGCAGCTCTCGCAGGGCGGCAAGAAGGTGGAGCGCATCCTCGAGACGGGGCGCAGGCTTCGCGACCTCGAGATCGTCGGCGCCGGCCGCACGAATCGCCAGATGCTCGACCGCGCGCGCGCGGTCGTCGAGGAGCAGGGCGCGAAGCGCGGCGCGCTCATCCGCCAGCTCGACGACCTCGGCGGCAGGGTGGACGATGCGGCGGCGCGGCACCTCGCGCGGCAGCTCGACGACCTCGCGGAGATCCCGGCCGGAAAGCTCGTGACCGCCACGGAGAAGAGCCAGGCGAAGCGCGTGGCGCGTGAGGTCGCGGCCATGCGCGCGGCGCTCACGAAGGGCGGCGTCACGCACCGCCAGCTCGACGACTTCCGCCAGCGGCTCGGCGAGGCGACGAAATGGGCGCGGCGCGAGCAGTCGGCGGCCGAAGAGAAGCTCGCGCAGGCGTATGGCGCGATGGCGCGCGCAACCGAGGAGAGCGGCGAGGCCGTGTTCCGCGGCGCGGGGATGGAGGCGTTCGTCCCGCAGTGGAAGGACGCGGGGCAGAAATTCGCGGCGGCGAAGTGGGCGAGCGACGTGCTCGAAAACAACCTGCAGCGCGGGCAAGCCAACATGTTGCTCGGCCTCAGTGAGCAGCTCGGGATCCAGACCGGCGCGATCATGGGGCTCGCGTCCGGGGGCTTGACGCCTGCCGTGACCGCCGTCGGAGGCGCGCTGCTCTCGGGCGTGGTCAAGCGATACGGACGCGGCGTGCTCGCCGAGACGCTCGACACGGTGGCGCGCATCGAGCAGCGCATGGACAGGAGCGTGCGGCGCTACGTGCATCGCGACGTCACGCGCCGGGGGCTCGCAGCGGCGGCGGCGGCGGACGAGCGCAAGCGCGCCGCTCAGACGAGGACGGATGCCGCGCTGCGCCGCCGCAAGAGCGAGAGCCAGGGCGACGCCTACCGGCGCACGCTAGCTGAGCTACACCGCGGCGCGACCACTCCGTCCACCCTCGGCCACGTCGCCGCCGAGCTGCCGCGCATCGCCGCTGCCGCGGACGCCGCCGGCAAGCGCGCGAGCGAGTACCTGCTCCGCACGGCACCCGCAGGCACGCTGCGCGAGTACGCGCTCCAGCCGACGCTCGACCCGCCCGAGCCGCATCCGGTCGAGCTCGCGAAGTGGGCGCGCCGCGTCGAGATCGCCCGCGACCCGATGGCTGCGTTCGACCTGCTCGAAGCGGGCGAGCTGACGCTCGACCACGTCGACGCCCTGCGCACGGTGTACCCCACGGTCTTCGGCCAGCTGCGGGAGAAGACGATGACGGAGCTCGCGAACCGCTCGACGCCCATGCCGTACCTCGATCGCGTGCAGCTCGGCGCGCTGCTCGACGTGCCGACCGATCCATCGCTCCGGCCCGAGCGGGTGGCGCAGGTACAGGCGCTCTACGCCGCACGTCGGCAGGCGGCGACCCCGCCGAATCAGGGGCCGATGACCGGAAGCCCCGGCACCATCGCGGCTGCGTTCAAGAGCGCGGCTCAGCAGATCGAGGGCGGCGACGCAGCCGCATAGGAGGCATCATGCCGAGAGGTCGCACGACGAAGCAGTATGTGGGAATGCACGTGAAGGATTTCTCGACGCATTCCGTCACTATCGATCTGGAGAGCGGGGCGCACGGCGTACCGGCTGGATATGCAGCGCGCCGCCTCTATGTCACGGTGGCCAGCACCAGCGCGACGATCCAGATCCGCACCGAGGTTGGCGCGGTGAGCACGATGCCCATCGCGACGGGCGAGCAGATGGACGTGGTGATCCGCAAGATCCTGCCGCCGTCGAAGTTCGGCTCGCTGAAGATCTACTGGTGAACCGTGATGCGGCTGGGCTTGCACATCGGGATCCCCGGCGGCGCGGCTGGTACGGAGGCGGCTCTGCGGGTCGTCACCGAGACCTTTTTCGCTGACGGCACGTTCGCGACTCCCGCGAAATTCTTTGGTCCGGACGGCGTCGCCAATCGACTCAAGGTCGAGGGATGGGGCGCGGGGGGCTCGGCGCAGATCAATGCTGGCGGCGGCGGAGGCGGCGAGTACCGCCGACTCGACTCCTTCGCGGCGACGCCGTCCACGGGGTACGCGTTCGTGCGCGGCGCAGGCGCGAACGACGCTGACGGGGGGGCGACCACGTTCCACTCCACCGCGCTCGTGGCGACCGGTGGTCTCGCCCGCGTGAACGGCGGCACGGGCGGCACGGGCGGCACGGGGGACGTCGGATTCAATGGAGGCGACGGCACGGCGGGAACTGACACACGGCCCGGGGGCGGCAGTGCTGGCTCCAGCGGGGCAGCCGCGGGGGCCACGCCCGGCGAACCAAACGGTGCGGCGGGGGCGCCGTCGGCCGCGAATCGCAGTCCTGGATCGGGAGGCCGCTCCACCGCGACGACCCGCTCGGCCGGAGCCAACGGCTCACTGCGAGTCACGTATCAGATACCAGCCACGGCCGGCTTCCCGTGGCTGGTTGCGGAGATCGCCGAGGCGCGCTCTATCGGCGCGACGACGTCTCTCGTCGCGACCGTGCCGAGCGGCGACGTGGGCGACTTGCTTGTCGCGTTCGTCGGCGCGGACGGTGTCCCCGACGTCTCCGCTACTGGGTGGACGCTGCTCGGCCAGCACGACGAGACTGGCGCCCTCTGCACGGCGGCGGTCCTCTACCGCGTTGCGACCGGCAGTGACGCCCTCACGGTCGCGCTCACCGCGTCGGAGGAGTGCGCGGTGCACGTCCGTCGCTACCGCAGCGCCGGCACGCCCGAGGTCGCGTTCGCGGACGGCAGCTCGACGAACGCAGATCCGCCGAGCCTCACGCCGAGTGGTGGGAGCGCGGACTATCTGTGGGTCGCGGCCGTGGCCTGGGACAGCAACACGGCCTTGACGGTCACGGGCTTCCCGAGCGGATACCAGGGGATCCGGACCGGCCCTCAGGCAGAGATCAGTGTCGTGATAGCGTCGACGAGCCGGCAGGCGACCGGCTCGTCGGAGAACCCGGGCGCGTTCACCTCGTCGACCGAGCAGTGGGTCGCCGCCACCATCGCGGTGCCGCCAGCATGAGCACGGGACGCCGCATCGACCTCGACTCGACGCTTACACCAGCGCGCCGTGGCGAGCTGCGCGCGTTTGCGGGCACGCCGAAAGGGGCCACCGTCGAGTGGGTGCGGGGTCGCGGCCTGACTTTTCAACGCGG